GTGAATGCACTCACAATTGGCAGGGTTCCGCTGGAAACATTAGGAATTATAGTATCCTTAATGACCTCAATTCCTGGCGAAAGCAAATTATAGATTCCATTTGGGATAAACTGCATCTCTTGCAATGCAGTCTCATCTTTAGGTTGGAATGTTGGCGCAGAACCAAACGATGCAATCTCAAGCAATGAGCAGTATGCGCGATTCAAAGCACCATTGATTGCAAAGACATCATATCCTTGGCCGCGAACTCCATGATAATATCCGTTTGTTCCAACGCCATAGGTAAATACTGTGTATGCCTGATAGCTATTTTCAAACCTGCCAACTTTCTTGAATAAAAAATCTTGAACAGAGTTATCGTCGTTAATCATGTAATGCGATACACGATTGTCAAATTCAGTTACCCACAAATGAACTACGCGAATTGACTGCTGGTTTGCAGCCTGCGTTGTAAAGAACAAATCATTATTCCTAAGTTCCGTCTCCAACTTCTCCCAATCGTATTGCCTAAAGTTAGAGTAGTTGTTGTTATTGTTTACGGACTGGATAATTGACCTGCGACAAGCCTCAATATTGAACCCGTGGATTTTTGCTGTCTCTTCATCCTTGATAAGCTGATAAAGCTGTGTGGGGCTATAGAAACGCAAGCAAGCAGCTACATCGATGTTATCCTGACCAATCTCTGTTTTACGAGGGATTTTGAAATCCGACATATCTGTGGACTTCCAACGCCAATCCCACTCATCGTTGAACATCACAACTCCAACACCATGCTTAATAAAGCTATTGCAAAGCTTGAGGTATGTCGGAAAGAAATTGCGCCAAGACCGGATGGCGGCAGTTACCTCTTGAGCCACAACTTGAGACAACTCGTCATTCTCTGTCTGTGTCCCGTAAAGTGTAGGGCAAGAAAAGAATGTTTGCGGCGCATTGATAATGTCGGTGTATCCGGCCATTGCAGTATCAAGAACCTGCTTTGCAAACCCCCAAGATACATTGACCCTGTATGACTGCCCTGCATTGATCAATGCCCTTTCGTCGTATGGTCTTTCGTTATCATACGCAGCATCAATCTTACTGCGGTCAAAAGACGAAACGGCATCCGCTCGTCGTAGTGTCTCCCAAATCTCATAGGCTGATCTTGCGTCTTTTATCCTCGACGTTGGAGGTGTTCCTTCTTTTGAAAGTGTTTCTAATGCATCGCTCATTCTTCAGTTTCCTTTTTGTTTTTCTTGAGGAACTTTAGGTTAGATGCGCGTTGCTTATATATCTTCGTTTGTTTTTCTGCGTCCAAATCCGAAACATCTTCAAGATCATCCACAATGTCTTCCGCATCCTCAACCGACAAGTTCTTTATCATTTTCATATCGTTATTATTATTGTCCAACAATAACTTGAAGAGTGAACTATCCTTACACCCATGTACAAGAACAGCGTTATCATTCAATGGATTATTCCAATGAATGTCCCAAGCCAGGTTGGCATCCGAATCACATACAATGTTTTCTTGTTCATGGCGATAGTTTTTTGTACGCCAGTTGTTTTGAATTAATTGAGAGTTTTTTAATCTTTTAACAACATACCATTGGATAACATGCGTCCAATGTCTGTTCGTAAGAGACAAAGAATTCAATACAGGAGAAAGGCATATCTCCTTGGAATACACTCCAATTGGAGCCATACGTTGTCCAGCAAGCGATTCCGGCAGTAGCTCGCCAGCCTTCCCCTCATATACACGCTCTCTTGTGCCAAGGTAAATAGATGGTAGGCGCTTTTCCTTAATTGCCTTTGTTGTATCCGCATAGTATTCATCAGAAATTATGTCTAACCAATTAGGCTTAATAATTGTGGTATCAAGCTCAAACCACATAAATGCATCAGTGTCTTTCTTACCGGAAATATGTTTGCATAACTGCTGGAAGTAAAAGTTGCATGACATTGGCCATCCCAACATCGTATCATTAATGATCAATGTTTCAGAAGAAACAAACAGATGCTTGATTTTCTTTTCAAGTTCCAAAACATCTTGCTCAACTTCGCGTGATCCAAAGATAATAAGCTCATGGTCTGTGCCAGGCTTAAAGGATTCAAGGGACTTAACGAGGTTTGGGATTAGGCAACGATCATGCCTTGATACTGGTATTGTTAGCTTCATATTAAAATAGCATTGTGAATGTTGCCTTGAATTTTATTGAGTGCATTGGAGAACACTCATCCACGAACTCTTGGCAATTCACCTTCCGCCACACCCTCCGAGGCATAAAGAAACCATACTCATAAATACCGCGAGAAATAATGATAACTTTAAAGCCTGCCCGATCCAACACGAATCCACTTCCCTCAATTGCCCTTGATGTAGCGAGAGCAAGCGGAGATTTAGTAGGATTGTGTTTATTTCCATTAGCATAATCTTCTGGTGTTACAATAATATTAAAGTCAATGTCTGGTCGCTTATTGTCAATGAAAATCTCTGACTTTGTTTTTTGAAGCCCTAACTCTTGTAAGAATGTCATGTCCCAGCAAAATTAACAGATACCAACTTTATTGCAATAACTATTTGCGATAATTCAAATTTATTGTAATCTTTTTTTGATGAATTCTGTTCCGATTTTTGGCGATCCCATTGAAGGCTACCTGCACCAATATGGGTTTAACTGGCGAAAAAACACACACCAAATAGCTATTGAGTTGGCTATGTTCCGAGAGAAGATAACGAAAAGGATTCCGAAGGACACTGGTGATGTTGATACATTCCATCACTTCCAAAGAATAGCCAGAGCATTCTGGCCAGAGCGTGACACTAAAGCCACAGTCCATTTTATTTGGCATCCTTGGGCTGAACAAATGATTCGTGCAGCGTGTGAACATGAGTATCTTGCAATAGCTGGTTCCGGTGGTTGCGGTAAATCAGAAGCGTACGCAATATGGGCTATCGTCAACTACCTTGCCGATCCAGAGAACACCACAGTCCTTGCAACATCAACTACCATCAAGGCATCAAAGCAGCGTATTTGGGGTAAGATTACTCGATACTGGGGGGTTTGTGAACAACTTGGACTGCCTGGGCATCTTGTTGATTCTGAAAACAAGATCAGCTATGTAGGTCGAGATGGAAAGCGATCAGACCTTTCCGGTATTGTACTGATCCCTGGCGAAAAGAAGAAAGAGCGTGATGCTACTGGTAAGATGCAGGGTATCCACAATAAGAATGTAATCTTTGTGGCTGATGAGTTGTCAGAGTTATCCGAGGCTATTACTGAAGTTGCGTTCTTCAACTTGTCTAAAGGTTGCGAACACTTTCAGTTTATTGGTATTTCAAACCCTGCCTCGTATGTTGATGCTTTCGGTAAGTTTGCCAAGCCCAAAGAGGGATGGGATTCAATTGATGTGGACGATCAGGAATGGAAAACAGATCGTGGAGTGTGTCTACACTTTGATGGATTGAAGAATCCTAACATGGTCGCAAGAAAGAAAATTTACTCATGGATGGAAGGGCCAGCAGACTTTGAGAAAATTCCAGAGGATGCTAAGAACACCTCTTCATTCTGGAGAATGTATCGGGGATTCTGGTGTCCAGCAGGAATCACCGATCAAATTTACTCCGAGGTAGAAATCTTGAATTCTAAGGCTACCGAAAAAGCAATATGGCTGGATAATGACAAAACAAAAGTAGCATTCCTTGATCCTTCGTTTACAAATGGAGGAGATCGAACCGTTCTATACTTTGGTACTGTTGGTAAGCTGGCGGAACCCCACGGATATCGAGGTCTTCAGTATGACGAGTTTCTTGTGTTCAGTGAGGATGTTACAGACAAATCACTGACAAGATCACAGCAAGTAGTGCAATGGTTCAGAAATGAATGTGTGTCACGGGGGGTTCAACCAAAAAATGCTGGGTATGATAAGTCCGGTGCTGGTGGGCCATTGGGAGATTTTATCTCGGTAGCATGGTCAAAAGATGTATATGGTCTTCAGTTTGGTGGACGAGCATCTGATAATCCAGTTTCAGCCTATGATCCAACGCCATCTCACGAAAGGTATGTTAACTCCGTATCGGAAATTTGGTATTCAGCAAAAGAATATATGAGGACAGGGCAGGTTAAGGGAATTGGAGATGAGTTGCTGCGGGAAATGTGTATGAGGAAACTTGATCCAAATGGAGAGAAGAACCTGGCACTTCGCATCAAAGTTCTGCCAAAGTCTGAAATGAAATCAAGGTTTGGTATCTCACCGGACATTGCTGACGCTGGGATGGGCCTGCTGGCTCTCGCAAGGGAAAGATTGAACCTTGATAGCTCTCAAGCAACAAAGGCGTTAAATACGAACAATAAGATAACGAGCGGCGGATGGAAACAAGCGTTCAGTAAATTCCGTTCTATTTACTAATCAAACCTTGCATAAAACCATTTCAATAAAAACCCAACTGCCTTAACAGCCTTATCATTCCAAAGTTTCTCTCATGTAAAAAGTTTATTTTCTTATTTTTTTCCAGCAATGTTCAATTTTATCAAAGTCTTCTTTAATCTCATCAGTTAATCCTTCTCGCTGCACATCAACGGGAACATGAACCGCTGCCTTCAATGAGCAACTGCACACAAGACAAGCCCCAAGGTCTTTGTCTCTCTCTGTTTTTTTGTTCCCAATAATAGAACTCATTAGTGTCATAACCGCGCCCATACACGCACCACATGAAAACTGAAGCGTAACATTCATTGGACAATCAGCACACACAGAAGCCCTCTCTTCGGCTTCAGCCTGCGTTACAAATGCACTTTTACCGGACAAGGTAGATTGCGCCCATGCTTTCATCATATTCAAGAATGACAAAACTGATGTAAGTGAAAGTCTTCTTCTGTGTATTTTCTTCATACTAATCCTTCCGCATAACCTTCCCCACTTTGTGTTTTGCTTACACATTTCAGAGATAAACTCATCCTCCCATGTTGGCGTAAGGAATATTCCATTAGCCGCACAATGGTTTTTGTATGAATTGCAAATAGACCTGTAATCGTAATGATTAAAAACAACTCCGGTTTGAGGAACCTTTATGTTCCAGTTGCCAGGAGGAGATGTAGACCTATCAATATATTCGTATTCAATCATTCGTTCCTTGATCGTTTGACTGCACGAACAGCCATGTCAGCAGCACCTGTGATTTTAGTATCACCAATTGAATATCCTCTAACATATCCTTCAAGTTCGTCATCATAGTTCTTTACGGACATACTTTCAAGTTTCTTTCTATTCTTGAACATCTTGTCTGATACAACCCTTCCATACTCACGGACATATGTTTCAAATTCCTTGTCAGTCAATACATCTCCGAAACGCTTCTGTGCATTACTTCTTGTAGGAATAGATGGGCCGCTACCTTTCTTTAGGATCAACTCATTGAGTTCATTTTCTGGAGTATTTTTAGGGAATGAGAATACTACTGGCACACCAAGCTTAAATAGCTTGTCTCCCCAGTCATCCGCCCTCATGGGTTGCCCAAGGGCATTAAGAGCCTTAGTGCCTATCCACGGGCCAACAATAGGGGTGTTGGCATAGATAGCCCCCTGCAATGAAGACCTGTCAACCGGATCATTGATTAGGTCGGAAATGTTCCTTGATAGAGAAGAGCCAATAATTGGAATAAATGTTTTACCAAAGAATCCGGCTTGGCCAACAAGCTCTTCAGTAATCTTTCCGTCTTTGGTTGCATCAAATAAAGGTTTACTGAATGCAGCATATGGGCCTCTTTGGGCTAATGCAAAGAACGCTGAACCCAATGCCTCTACTGCAAGGTTAAGTTCTTTAGGTTCTTTTTTGGCGAGGTTAAGCTTTTCTTTAATTTTCCAGTCATCCAATGCTCCTGCCAACATTATTGGGAAAAACAATGCTTCACCACCTCTTCCAATGTTGATTGGGATAATCGTATCACCCATTACAATGTGAAGACTGTATGGTTTATATTTCTTGTTCCAAGCATCATAGTATTGCTTATCACCACTATAACTTGGCCCATTTCCAGTAATAACAATTTTAAACTTTTTCTCTTCGTCATCATCAGTAGAACTTTCTACAAGTGCAGCGAGTCCCAGCATAACGATAGAGCCAGCAATTGTTTCTGTAAGTCTTTGCTTGTATTGAAGTTCAGTCTGAAGACTCATTGCATATGGAGAATCTTCGCCTTTGTTTTTCTTATACTTATCAACTGCAAGACGAACAAACCCATATGGAGAATACCATGCTGTTGTATGGAACACTCTGGCAGGAACAAGTGCAAATCCATAAAGCATCTTTGAAAATATCTGCATGCCTGGCCCTTCTTTAGCTGCACCACTTGCAATCTTTTCAAGGAATGAAATTGGCCAATAAGAAAGTATGCCTTCATCAGAAAGCTTTTTCGTTGTCCCAGAAAGCCTGTCTATATCAATCGTTTTGTTTCTTCCAACGGTCTGAAGCGCATCATTAATTGCCGATTCTAATACCTTATCTTTTATTCCCAATTCAGAAAGTCCAGCTACAATCTCATTACGGACAGCAAGATCAGCTAAAACCCCAGCACGATCACCCGCCATACCATTTGAAACATTCTCCTTGTATGTCTGCCTACGCATATGAAGAATCATGTTTGCAAACTCCTTGCGCTTATTCTGCGGAATATTGTTTTGCTTCATTGCCTCCATTGCGTAACGAGTAATGTTTTGATTTTCCAAAGCAGAGATAGCACCTTGATCAAGAGAAGAAAGAACGCGCCCAGTAATTTGTGTCATACCAACAAGCATGTTTGCCATTCCGTTAGCATAGTCACCTTTAGCCCATTGATCTTTTCCCTTGTCAAATAACTCACGAAGGACATTTTGCCCTTGCAAATATTCAACGACATCATTCATGTAAATTTGGTTTCTGAATGCATACGATGACTGGTTATACCAAGATTTCATACTATCCAAGAATGTTTCAAATGCCATTGGGATACGAGATGGTTCAGTAAAGGCATACTTACCAATGTCAGTAATCATATTACGCACAGAAAAACCAACTGGAGAAACAATGTTAACTAAAAGCGTTGGAATACCCATGAGGGCTTGTGCTACATAGTAAGCACCAATTGCATCCTTGAACCTAACTGGCATCTTTGCCTTAACGATAATCTTGTTAAGTTCAGATATCGTTTCTGCTTTAGTAACCTCATCCGAATTTTTATCAGAAAGAATTCCATCCAACTGAACAATGCGCGTAAGTTGTTCCTTGCTAAATCCAGACCACCCATTTTCTTTTGCAATGATGCCTTCTGTGGTTTGAGTTGGATCAAGAACTCCGGTTCTGATTGCGTCTTGAATCTTCTTCAGCGCATTCTTACCAAGTTGAGCATTTCTGGAAAGATAGTTATTCCATGGTGCAGACTTAGCCAGAGTGTCTTCAAATGCCTTCTGCTTGGCTTCTGCGAACCTTTCAGCAATAACGCTCTCATATAGCCTTGCAGCGGTATCTGCGGCTTGGCTTGATAACCCTGCTTCAATCAGGTATTCACGAATTACGCCCTGCATCCATTCCGGCTTCTGTTGATCCTCAAGTGGCGTATCTTTGATGCGTTGGATAATGACTGCAAGAGAACCCTTCTCTGCTGCCGTCTCAAGCTCTTTAAGCTCACGATCCATTGTCTTGATCTCATGCTGTCTCCATACGAGGTCAGAGATTGTTTGGGCCTGTGCTTCGCTTACGCCTGCCTGCATGAGTTTAGCTGTAAGCTGGCTTGTCCATGGTTGCTTGCGATTCATGTCCGGCCTCTGCCTCAAGTCTTGTTGAACAATAGCCTTAACTTGATTCTCTTGTTTTTCTGGGAATACTGGAGTATCGGACAATTGATTTGCCAGTTGATCAACAATGGACTGAGCCTGCCCTTCAACATTGTTACGCAATGATATTTTAGCCTGGCGCTTTGCATATGCGGCATTCTTCTTTTCAATTTGCCGCGCATACATATTATCAATGGATTGTTCCAAATAGCTTTTAAGACCATCGTAGTTTTCATCCATCTCTATTCCCGTTTCAAACTCTTTGGATACTCCGTAAATTTTACGAATAATAGAATCAACAATTCCTTGTTTTGTTTTTACTACTACTTTTCCGTCAGCCTCTTCAATTAAATTGCTAATATTTATGTTTTGCTCTTTTAGTTCGGAACTAATTAGACGCTGAAGCATATTGTCACTAACAGGCATATTAAGCTGTCTGCTCATTGATTGATTCCACGCATCAAGAATAATGTCATACTTTGCGTTTACAACTTCCGGCGTATAACCAGACGCAAGATCACTTTCTCTTCTGCGTTCAATTTCCTCAACAATCCTGCTATCAGCTTCAAGTCTTTTCTCATCACTCAACTTCTGCTTGTTCAAAATAGATGCAACCTTCTCAATGTCTGTCATCTTGGTATTAGGGGGTTCACCTTTGAGTCCAAGATCAATCAGCGTCTTCTGAACAATCTTTGCAAGTTCGTTGTTTTGCGCCTGATCAATTTCCCCAAGTGGGCCAGGTTTATTCTCATTGTTACTCATCGTCTGCCAGAATGTAGATTCAAGTCCGCTTGCGCCTTGGTTAATAAGCGTTTTCCTATAGTCAACCATCTTGCCGATAATGAAATCTTTAATGTTTTTGGCTACGTTTACCTTCTGTGGATTATATTTAAGCGTAATTCCTTTGATTTTTTTATCTGCATCTAAATTCTCAAATGAA